TCTATGCCATCGAAGAAAGACCCACGATTAGCCCGAGCCGGAGTGTCGGGCTATAATAAACCGAAACGGACACCTAATCACCCGAAGAAGTCGCACATTGTAGTGGCTAAAGAAGGTGATAAGATTAAGACTATCCGCTACGGCGAGCAGGGTGCAAGTACAGCAGGTAAGCCTAAAGCGGGTGAGTCTGCTAGGATGAAAGCAAAACGTAAATCTTTTAAAGCACGACACGCCAAGAATATAGCCAAAGGAAAAATGTCTGCGGCTTATTGGGCGAATAAATCAAAATGGTAGGGAGAAACTATTATGCCATACGGTAAAGGTACATACGGTAGTAAAGTAGGTAGACCCACTAAGAAGAAAACCAAAGCTAAAGCTAAACCTAAAAAGAAACCGATGAAAATGGGTAAATACTAATGCCCGCTAAAAAATCTACGGTAAACAAGGCCGGTAACTATACTAAGCCTACTATGCGGAAGAACTTGTTTAACAGGATCAAAGCAGGTGGAAAGGGCGGAAAACCGGGCCAATGGTCAGCTAGGAAAGCGCAGATGCTTGCTAAAGAATATAAGGCTAAAGGCGGAGGTTATAGATGAAAGGCGTTAAACATTATAAAAGAGATGGTACTGAACACAAAGGCAGTACACATAAAATGCCTAATGGTGAATTGCATACTAATAAGTCTCACACTAAAACAAGCGTGAAGCTATTCCACCTAAAAGACCTGTCTAAAAAGGCTCAGATGAAAGCAAAGGGTAAGAAGTAATGCCTCTTAAAAAATCGCAGAAAAGCCTAAAAAAATGGACTAAAGAGAAGTGGGGTACTAAGTCAGGAAAGAACAGTACCCAAGGCGCTAAAGCTACGGGCGAAAGATATCTACCCAAGAAGGCTAGAGAAGCCCTTAGTAAAAAAGAGTATGCAAAAACTAGTGCTAAAAAACGTAAGGATACGAAAGCGGGCAAGCAGTTTAGTAAACAGCCTAAAAAAGTAGCCAAGAAGACAGCTAGGTACAGGTAGTGCGTAGATATTTATACATCATACTGTTTGTCGCAGGGTTTTCCCATGCCGATAACGCTCAAGAAGGTAGTTTAAATACTTTCAACGGTGATGGCAGTACGGTGTCGAGTAACAATACTACGGAAGATAAGTCTGTTAGTAACACATACAACGGTGCTGGTTCATCTAGCGAAATGCCCGTTGGTAGTGCTATCAGCCCTACGTATATGAGCAATGGTATGGACACCTGCTTAAAAGGCAGCGGAAGCTCGCTGCAAACTGTCGGTGTTGGTATATCGAACGGTGAATACGAAGTCGATCCAAACTGTGATCGCAGAAGAGATGCAAAGTTGCTATCAGACTTAGGTATGAAGGTAGCAGCAGTAGCTAGGATGTGTGAGGACGAAGTCGTATGGAAGTCGATGTTTATGTCAGGAACGCCGTGCCCAATACAGCAAGGCGGTAGACTGGTCGTTGGGAAAAGGGCTTACTTACTTATGAAAAGTGACCCCGAATTGTTTGTCCCTGCCTATGGAAAACTAGGCAGAAAACCTACAAAAACTCAACTTTGGTTTAATGCAGTACTTGGTATAGGTGTCGAATCCAATGAAGAACAAAATGATGATAGTGAGTCTGTTAGCGATAAGTTCCGCAGCTCACTCCGCGACTGAACTTGATAACTTAATTAACGCTTCATCTGCTATTGTAGATCAGATAGATAGAGGTATAAAACTAGTCGGTGCTGGTCAACAGTACGCGTATAGTGGTACAGGCCTATCTGATGGAACTCTATCAGGCTCAGCTCACATAAGCACCGCTCAGCTAGATGCTTACAACAACGCGTTGGCGGGTATGAGTACGTACTTGCCATATGGTTCTGTACAAGATGTACTAAACGAACGTGCTGCACAAGAGCTAGATCTTATGGACAATGCTATCGATACGTTTACTGAAGTAGTCGTTGAGATGGTACAAGTTGTAGAAGTAGCAGAGATGGCAGAAACTGCAGCTTCGCCTGATGAAGAAGCGGCTGTACAAGATTTCGTAGCTTCAAATCAAGAAGTACTAACCATTTCACAAGACGAAGTAGATACTTACAATCAATCCATAGATGATATCGAGACACACGCTAACCAAGCGAGTGCGTTTATCGCTGTTGCCGAGAACCAAGAAGCAGTTAGCTTCCTTGAACAGGGTGCAGAAAACAATAACACCACTGCAGAGCAAGCCACGCTCAACTACTCAGCTAACAATCAGTGGGTATCTATGAGTTGGGCGGGAACAAACAACGCAACTGCAGTCTACCTCAACGGGCAAAACTATGGCTTAGACTTATATGTCACTGAAGCAGATGTGTTAGCTATAGGTTCGGATTCAGAATATTACTTAACAGGCCCTACAGCACAAGGGTTTAATTGTTTTATGTCTCAAGGAGATTGCGAGTATGAGTATTGAAGATAGCGAGCTAAAGATAGGCGGTCAGACATTCAAAGGCGCTTGGATCGCCGTAGTTTTAGCTATTGGGTCTACTATAGGCGGGGGTGTATGGACAGCTAGCAGTCTGTACTCTCGTCTAGAAGCTGTTGAAGGTATACAAGTACCCGACATCGTACCTTTAGAAGAAAAAGTTTTACTAATCGAACAAGAACTTACTGCTAACGACGTATCTCAGCTACAGGGCAAGCTAGCAGAACTAGGTGTAAACCTGAAGACTATTGCTGAGCAGCAAGAAAAATTACTATCTGTTAAAGAAGAAGTAAAAGACTTAAAAGAAAGCGTGATACAGATGCAGACCACTGTAGAGAAGGCTGAACTTATACTAGATAAAGTAGATAAGTTCGAAGCGCAAGTCAAAAGTACTAGCAGAGAAATACAAGATTTATGGGATGGGATGGATTATCTATCTAATCCCCTCAATTAGTTTGCATAGTTTGGATACTTGCGATAGTATCTAACTTAGGTTCGTCTATCAGTACGATAACTGATCGGCCCGTAGCCGTAAAAAACGTACCCCCGCCTACACAAGGCGTAAAACCTGTCGAGATCGCGTCTCGTTAAATAGCGCTAGTTCGTTGTCCCACGATACGGGAATTACGGATTAGCCGCTCCTTTAAGTCGGCTAAGAATCGCGGCATGTGCCGCATAAACTTTTTTTGTCAATTTATATGGAGGCCTATCATGGCTTTAACAAACTTCGGGCAACTTACAGGTGCTCAACTACAAGCGTGGTCACGTGACTTCTGGAAAGTTGCTCGTAACCAATCTTTCATCAATCAATTCGCTGGAACTGGCTCTAACGCTATGGTCCAACGTATTACTGAATTAACTAAATCTCAAAAAGGCACTAAAGCTAACATTACTTTGCTTGCTGACATGGCTGGAGACGGTATCACTGGTGATAACACTCTAGAAGGCAACGAAGAAGCGCTACGCGCCTTTGACATCAGCATTGAGTTAGATCAACTACGTTTTGCTAACCGTATGGCTGGCCGCATGGCTGATCAAAAGACTGTTGTTAACTTCCGTGAGCAATCTCGTGACGCTCTTGCTTATGCAATGGCTGACCGTATTGACCAACTAGCGTTCTTGACTCTTTCAGGCGTTGCTTACACTTACAAGAACAACGGTACATTGCGTCAAGCTTCTGGTTCTCTTGGTCACGATCTTGCTGATCTTGAGTTTGCTTCAGACGTATCTGGTCCAAGTTCTGATCGTCACTTCAGACTAACAACTGACCATGCGCTAGTTGCTGGTGACACTACTGCTGCCGATCATAAAAAGCTGTCTTACAAAGCTATCATTAGCTTGAAAGCTAAAGCTAAAGATCGTTACGTTCGTGGTATCCGTGCTGGTGCAGGCGAAGAAGTATTCCACATGTTCGTTACTCCACAGCAAATGGCTGACCTCAAAATGGACACTGACTTCATCGCTAACGTTCGTAACGCTGGCGTTCGTGGTCCAAACAACGCATTGTTCGCTGGTTCTTCAAGCGTTATGGTTGACGGTGTTATTGTTCACGAGTTCCGTCACGTATACAACACTTCTGGTGCTGCTGCTGGCTCTAAGTGGGGCGCAAGCGGTAATGAGAA